TGTTTAGAGAATTATACAATAGAGTAGAAGAGTATAGTAAAGGAAATGATGGTGAGATTATTATTTTAGTTTCTGAATCACAATATCAGTCTAATTTTAGAATTGATAAAGAGATAAACATTATGGCTTGTATATCTCAAATATTAAAGGTTATATTAAAGAAAAAGGTTATATAAAGTGAAATTTGCAAAATATCTATTATCTTGGATATCTCAAAATTTATCAATTCCGTTATGGATGATAGGACATGTTCATCTAACAATGAACATTTATGAAGACATATATGAAATATTAGCTTCATTTGGGATGAATATTATAGTAGCAATAGGATTTTATATAGATTGGTTAAAACACAAAAAAGAAAACAATGAATAAACAGCAATTACCTCAAGCGCAAATCGACTTGACAACTACAGCACCCGTTACTTCACCTGAAGGTAACTCAGTATTCCAAGAAGGAGTAATTTTAAGAAGAGTATCTCGTTTTATTACAGGACAAGCAGAAGATGGTATTATTCCAATCCCATGTTTTTTTGATATTAAGACAGGAAAAATCATGACTGATTTTTTACCTAAAGAATTAAGAGCAGAATATGCTGAACTAAACGAAACACAAGACTAATGACACCTTGGGATTTTATAAAAAATCTTACTGTAAATAAAACAGGTTGGGATTCATATACTGAGAATGAAAAAAATGATTTCAACTCATATATGGCTCATAAAGTATTAAGCATGGATGAGAAGTACATTGAATTAGCAAATCTAGTTCAAAAACTACCTCCAGCTGAAAAGAAACAAATATATAATGTTTACTTAAATATTTTACCTACTAAACCATTATATAGTAAGTATATAAAATCCAACATTAAGTCTTATTCACCTGACCTATTAACTCATATAGCTTTTTATTTTGAGTGTTCAAAAAAGGAAGCTAGTGAATATATTAAAATATTACCTAAACAGGAAATAGAAAATATATTCAATGAGTTAGGTTTAGATGAAAAATTAAAGAAAACATTAATTAAAGAAATAAAATAATGTCAGGTCCAATTAAAAAATATAATAACAGAGAAATCAATTTTAATAAAGAAATGTCAGAACCAGTAGTACCTTACAATGCTAAAGTAAAAGATCACTCTAAAGAAGCAGCTCAAATTAATACTAAAACATTTGAATATCCTAAAATGCCAGAGGCAATTCAAATATTACAAAAAGAATATCCCACCATTGCTAAAGGTTATGAACAAATAATTTTAGAACAATATGAATTATTTGCTAAAAAACATTTAGACTATGGTATGTCAAATATTTCAGCTGGTACTCAATTATCAAATACTGATGAAATAGAATTTGCATTAACTGGTTTATGGTATAGACTAAATGATAAAGTTAATCGCTGGAAAAATATGATTATCAGTAAACGTAAAGTAAATAATGAACCTTTAATTGATACATATCAGGATATTACTAACTATGGAATTATAGCTCAGTTAGTAGAACGTGGTCTTTGGAAGAAATAATGGCTAAGAAATTACCTAAAATAATTAAAGAAATTAGGAAGTATAAACCTAGAGATACTGATTATAGATTTGAAAAAACTATATCGTATAGCCAGATGTCTATGTTTAGGTCTTGTAATCATAAATGGCAATTACAATATAAAGAAGGTAATTATTTATATCAACCTTCAATTCATTTTATATTTGGAACTGCAATGCATGAAACTGTACAACAGTACCTTACAGTAATGTATGATGAAACTGATACAGCAGCTGATGCTTTAGACTTAACAGATATATTTGAAACTAAATTAAGAGACTTATATGCAGCCGAATATAAGAAAAATACTAAAACACACTTTAGTAGTGCTGAAGAGTTAAGAGAATTTTATGAAGACGGATTAAATATATTAACTTACCTAAAGAAAAACAAGAAAAAATATTTCAGTAAACGTGGTTGGTTCTTAGTAGGTTGTGAAGTACCCATCGTATTAAACCCCAATAAACTGTATAAAACCGTGTTATATAAAGGGTATTTAGACCTTGTATTATATCACGAGCCAACAAATACATTCACTATAATCGATTTTAAAACGTCTACTAGAGGATGGAATGACGCGGCTAAAAAGGATGAAGATAAACAATTCCAATTAATACTTTATAAACAATTTTTTGCTGAACAGTTTAATGTTCCTGTAGATTCAATTGATATTAATTTTGTTATATTGAAACGCAAAATATATGAGAATGCTGAGTATGTTCAACGTTACATCCAAGAATTTAGACCAGCAAGTGGTAAAGTTAAAGTAAATAAAGCATTAGATGCTATGAATGATTTCATAACTAGTTGTTTTAACACAGATGGTTCTTATAAAGAAGTATCTCACACCCCTAATCCAAGCGCGTTTAACTGTAAGTATTGCCCATATTCATCAAACAATTTATGTGCTTTCGCACTCTCTTAAACTAAGTATATATTTATAATAAAATATCAATATATACAACATTATGGAAAAAAAAGATATGACACTTACGAGTGTTAAAATACAAAGTGACCTATTTGAGGATTTTAGAGTAGAATGTGTTAAACGTAAATTCTCATTCCAAAAACTAGCTGACCGAGCAATTCATTTATATTTAACAAATGAAGAATTTCGTAAAACAATTCACGGTCACACAGCCTTAAATTTGGAGAAGTAAAAAATAGTTATTATAATAAATTAAAACAGTTATATGAATTCAAGTTTCGCTTATTTGCCTCCTGAGAAGAGGAAGAAAATTCTCCTAATATGTGATGATATTAGAGTCCATTCAGGAATTGCTACTGTCGCTCGAGAAGTAGTTTTACACACCTCACAACATTTTAATTGGGTAAACATTGGTGGAGCAATCCAACACCCTGAAGCAGGTAAACGTTTTGATTTATCTCAGGATACAAATGTAAACGCAGGTTTAACAGATTCATCTGTAATCTTATACCCAGTAAATGGTTATGGAGATCCTACATTATTAAGATCTTTAATCCAAGTAGAAAAACCAGATGCGATTTTTATTATTACTGACCCAAGATATTTTATTTGGTTATTCCAAATGGAAAGTGAGTTACGTAAAAAATTACCTATTATTTATTTAAATATTTGGGATGATTATCCAGCTCCACATTACAATAAAGCATTTTATGAAGCTTGTGATGCGTTATTAGGTATTTCAAAACAAACAGTTAATATCAATAAATTAGTATTAGGTGATAAAGCAAAAGATAAAATTATTAAATATGTTCCTCATGGTTTAAATCATGAAATGATGTTTCCAATTGATGAAAATCATGCTCAATATAAAGACATGATGGAATTTAAGAAAAATGTCTTTGGAGGAAAAGATTATGAATTTGTAGTTTTCTTTAATTCTAGAAATATTCGCAGAAAACAAATTCCTGATACGATGTTAGCCTATAAATACTTTATAGACCAATTACCAGAAGAAAAAGCTAAAAAATGTGCTTTTGTTTTACATACTCAAGTAGTAGATGATAATGGAACAGATTTAGAAGCAGTTAGAGAATTATTATTAAATGATGATAAGTATAATGTTATATTTTCTCAAAATCGTTTAGGTACTAGTCAAATTAATTGGTTATATAATTTAACTGATGTTCAAATTCAATTAACATCAAATGAAGGATGGGGATTAAGTTTAACTGAAGCATTATTAGTAGGAAATCCAATTATTGCCAACGTAACAGGTGGAATGCAAGATCAAATGCGTTTTGTTAAAGATGGCAAATGGATGGAATTAGATGCTGATTTTCCTTCAAACCATAATGGTACAATTAAAGAATGTGGTGAATGGGCATTTCCAGTATTTCCAACAAATAGATCATTAGTAGGTTCACCTTTAACTCCTTATATTTGGGATGATAGATGCACATCAGAAGATGCAGCAGAACAATTAATGAATGTTTATTCTTTAAGTAAAGAAGAAAGAAAAGCTAGAGGTGCTAAAGGTAGAGAATGGGCATTAAGTGATGAAGCAGGATTTACATCTGAAAAAATGGGTGTAAATATTATTGAAACACTAGATGAATTATTTGCTACTTGGACACCAAGAGAAAAATATGAATTTATTAATTTAAATGAAGTAAAAGACAGAGTTATAAACCACAAATTATTATATTAATTGTTATGAACAAACCATTATTTATTATATCATCACCATTTGATACATTTTCAGGTTACGGAGCTAGAGCTCGTGATTTAATTAAAGCAATTATTGAATTAGATAGATACGATGTAAAATTAATTCCTCAACGTTGAGGAGAAACACCTTGGGGATTTATGGATGAAAATCCTGAATGGGCTTTTTTAAGAGAACATACATTAACAACTCCTCAATTACCTAAACAACCAGATGTTTGGATGCAAATTACAGTTCCAAATGAATTTCAACCAATAGGAAAATATAATATTGGAGTAACAGCAGGAATTGAAACAACAGCATGTTCTCATGAATTTTTAGAAGGTGTTAATAGAATGGATTTAACTTTAGTTTCATCTAATCATACTAAAAAAGTATTTACTGATACTAAATTTGAAAAAATTAATCAACAAACACAACAAAAAGAAGGAACAATTGAATTAACTAAACCAGTTGAAGTGTTATTTGAAGGAGCTAATACTGACATTTATAAAGTATTAGACAAAGTAGATACTAAACAATCATTCCTAAAAAATATAAATGACATTCCTGAGTCATTTGCTTACTTATTTGTAGGTCATTGGATGCAAGGTGATATAGGTGAAGATAGAAAAAATGTAAGTTTATTAGTTAAAGCGTTTTATGAAATATTTAAAAACAAAGCTAAAGCACCTGCATTAATTTTAAAAACATCTATGGTAGGTTCATCTTATGTTGATAGAGAAGAAATTGCTAAACGAGTAAAAATGATTCGCAAAACAGTTAAAGCGAATAATTTACCTAATGTTTACTTATTACATGGTGAATTTACAGATGAGGAAATGAATGAACTTTATAATCATCCAAAAGTTAAAACAATGATTAATTTAACTAAAGGTGAAGGTTTTGGAAGACCATTACTTGAATTTAGTTTAGTTAAAAAACCTATTATTACTACTAATTGGAGTGGACAAACAGATTTCTTAAGCAATGAATTTACTACTTTATTACCAGGCCAATTAACACCAGTTCATCCAAGTGCTCAAAACACAATGATATTAAAAGACACTTTATGGTTTTCAGTAGATCAAGGACAAATAGGTCATTATATGAAAGATGTATTTGAAAATTATAAAAAATACACTGATAATGCTAATCGCCAAGCTTATAAATCTAAAACAGAATTTAGTTGGAATAAAATGAAAGAAAAAGTAGATGAATTATTTACTAAAAATATTCCTGAATTTCCTAAAATGGCTAAATTAAAATTACCTGAATTAAAGAAAATTGAATTACCTAAATTAACTAAAATAAATGGATAACTTAACAATATGTAAACGTTGCGGAAGTGATGCTTGTTATACTCAAGAAGTAACTCCTGAAATAACAAACCATTTTTGTTACGGGTGTGGTTTTCAAACTAACACACTAATGAAAGAAGGTGAAGATTTTTTTGAACAACAAAAAGAATTACTTCCTGAATTATATAAAGACCTAATTCATAAAGATGAAGAAGGACAAATGTGGATGCCTAGTATGATTAATGTTCCTGATAAAGGAATGGTATTTGCAAATGGAACTGATTTCAATGATTGGAAATGGGCAGCTGTAAAAGCAGTAGTAGTAACAGAAGAAGAAAAACATAAATATCCTATTAAAGGAAAAAAAGATCAATATTATGAATTTAGAATGGATATGACTACTATGATAGCATTCCAAGAAAAAGATTTTATGGACGCTTTATCTTATATAGGAGTTTTACCTGAATAATATGAAAATAAGTTATGCTATTTTAACCCATAATGAAGGACAGTATATTGAAACTCTTCTTTCATTCCTAACAACTCATAAACGTTCTGAAGATGAGATTGTTGTTGTAGATGATTTTTCTACTGATTTAGAAACAATAGAAATTCTTAAAAAATATAATCATCAAATTAAACTTGATTATAGAACATTTGATGGAGACCATACTCAGAAAAATTATTTAAATAGTATTTGTACAGGTGACTATATTCTACAACTTGATGCTGATGAATTAGTTAATCCTGAGTTTATTGAAATGTTACCTCAACTATTAGAGGATAATAATGAAATTGATTTATTTATCATGCCTCGAATTAATACAGTTGAAGGTTTAACTCCTGAATACATTACAAAATGGAGATGGAATGTAAATGAAAAAGGCTGGGTTAATTTTCCAGATCATCAAATGCGTTTATATCGTAATTGTAATTGGGTAGAATGGGATGGTTTACTTCATAGTAAAATTAAAGGACATAAAACATATGTTTTTTTACCATCTGAAGAATTATTTTGTATTTTACATCCTAAACAATTAGAACGTCAAGTTGCTCAAAATGACTTGTATGATAAAATTGAACAAACAGGAAGAACAAAATACAAAGTATAATGAATTTAATAGTATCACCTGCTGGAGATAAATCACTTCATAAGGAGTGGTTAACTGGTAAATCGAATTTTGATTTAGTACTACTCTATTATGGTGATGATATGGAAGTAGCTAAATCTTATACTCAAGATACACCTCATGTTTATGCTTCTAAAGGATTTAAATGGTGGTTAATTAAAGCATTTATTGAAGATAATTTAGAATGGATTTCTCAATATGAATATATTTGGTTTCCAGATGATGATCTTAAAATAGATACTAATAGTATTAATAGTTTATTTGATATAGCTAAAAAATATGATTTATATATTTGTCAACCCTCACTTTTAGGTTATGCTTCTCATCAAATAACTTTGCCTCAAGAAAATTCTTTATTACGTTACACTAATTTCGTTGAGATAATGGCGCCAGTAATGAATTTAGATACAGTATTAAAACTTAAAGAAACATTTGATGTTAATTATTCATCATGGGGTTTAGATGGAGTTTGGCCTTATCTATTAGGTAATCCAAAAGATAAAATTGCTATTATAGATTCAATTAGAATGACTCATACTAAACCAGTAGGTAATTTAGAATTATATTCAAAAATACCTCATTCAATAGAAGCAGATGCACAATTAGCATTTGATAAATTTTCAGACGGAAAAACTTTTCCACAAATAGAATACACACAAATACCTTTATGAGAAAATACCTACCAACCCTTAGTGAATTAATAGATAGATTATCTATTGTTCAATTAAAAGAAGTGTTTATAGTAGAACACAAAGATGAATATGCTAAAGAAATAAATGATATTGTTCATGATATTCAATTAGTATTAGACCAACAAGAAGGTAAAATAACAGCAGATACAATTAGAGCGATAGTTGTTTTAAGTCAAATGAATTTACATATTTGGCATAATGAATCCAACTACAGAAAAGGAATTAAAGATGGAAATAATTTAGAGCTAACACATGGTATTAATGGTATTAGAAATACAGCAAAAAATAAAATACAAGAAATAGCAGGTGGAAGAAAAGATTATAAAATTGATTGTTTAGCTGCTGAATTTAAAGATTGGGAGATTAGTTGGTAATATATAACATTAAATAATTTATGAAAAAAGTATTAATTACAGGTGGAGCGGGATACTTAGGCTCAGTATTAACAGAAGTATTATTAAATAAAGGATATCAAGTAACAGTTTTAGATAATTTAAGTTATAAACAAACATCAGTTGCTCCTTTTAGTTATAATAAAAATTTTAATTTTATTTTAGGTGATGTTAGAAATGAAAATGTATTAAAACAATTAGTTAAAGATCATGATATAATTATTCCTTTAGCAGCAATTGTAGGAATGCCTGCTTGTAAATTAAATCCTGAACTAACAGTTCAGGTTAATTATGAACAAGTAAAACAAATTGCACATTGGGTATCTAAAGATCAAATTGTGTTATTACCAAATACAGATAGCCAATATGGTTCATCAACTGAAATTATTACAGAAGACTCACCTTTTAAACCATTATCACTTTATGCTGAAACAAAATGTAATGCAGAAAAAGCATTATTAGATTCAGGTAACGGTATTGCTTTAAGATTAGCAACAGTGTTTGGAATGTCTTATAGAATGAGAATGGATTTATTAGTAAACGATTTTGTTTATAAAGCAGTTACAGATAATTATTTAGTTTTGTTTGAATCTCATTTTATCCGGAATTATATTCATATTAGAGATATAGCTAATACATTTTTATTTATGATTGAAAATTATGAGAAATGTAATAATAATGCTTTTAATGTTGGTTTATCATCAGCTAATTTAAATAAACTGCAACTAGCTGAAACTATTCAAAAATATGTTCCTGATTTAGTTATTGTTCAAAACGAATTTAAACAAGACGCGGATCAAAGAAATTATTTAGTTTCTAATTTAAAATTGGAATCTCAAGGATGGTTACCTACATTTACTCTAGAAGACGGTATCCAAGAGTTAATTAAAGGATATAACTTAATTAATAAATTTAAAAATAAAGATTTTACAAACTTATAATGGACGTTTTATTTATAGCACCAGGTAATGCAAGTGGTATTTATCAAAATTTAGCAAATGATTATGCCGCTATTGAACCACCAACATGGGCTCTATTATTAGCCGAGTCATGTAGATCAGTAGGTCATAAAGTAGGATTAATTGATATTAACGCTGAACAATTACAAGATGATGAAGTAATTAATAAAATTAAAACACTTAATCCTCGATTAATTTGTTTTGTTGTTTATGGACAAAATGTAAATGCAGGTACAGTTAATATGAGTGGAGCGACTCATATGTCTAAGTATATTAAAGAAAAAGGTATTAATATTCCTATTTCTTATTTAGGTTCATATGTTCAAGCAGTCCCAGTTAAAGCACTTAAAGAGGAGTCATCAATTGATTTTGCTTTCACTAATGAAGGTGTTTATTCTTTAAGAAATATTTTAGCGTTACCTGAAATTAATATTAATAAATTAGATGATATTAAAGGTATTGTTTGGAGAAAAGATGGAATAGTTAAAATTAATTCATCTGAAAAAATAGTTCCGAATGATAGAATGGATATTGATTTACCAGGTTATGCTTGGGATTTATTACCTTATAAAGAACATCCTCTTGATTTATATAGAGCACCAATGTGGCATGCTGAATATGATCAGAATAAACGCTCACCTTATGCCGTGATTCAAACATCTTTAGGTTGTCAATTTGGATGTGAATTTTGTATGATTAATATCTTAAATAGAGATGATGATGATGAGATAGGAGTAGCAGGAAATTATAGTATGATGAGATATTGGTCACCTGAATTTATTATAGGTGAGTTTGAAAAACTAATTAATTTAGGAGTTCATACTATTAAAATAACAGACGAAATGTTTTTACTAAATAGAAAATATTACGTTCCATTATGTGAAATGCTTAGAGATAGAGGTTATGGTAAATTTTTAAGAATGTGGGCTTACTCAAGAGTAGATACAGTTAAACGTCCTGATTTATTATCATTAGTTAGAGAAGCAGGTATTAAATGGTTAGCATTAGGTATTGAAAGTGGAGATAAAGTAGTTAGATTAGAAGTATCTAAAGGTAAATTTGAGGACGTTGATATTAATAAAGTAATTGAACAAGTCCATTCAGCTGATATTGAAGTAATGGCTAATTATATTTTTGGATTGCCAGGTGATACAATTCAAAGTATGCAAAAAACTTTAGAGTTATCTAAAGAATTATGCACATTTGGATGGAACGCTTACGCAGCAATGGCATTACCAGGAAGTCAATTATATAGAAATGCTTTTTTAAATGGTACTCCATTACCTGATACTTATGAAGGTTATTCATTTTATGGTTATGATACATTACCATTACCAACAGAAACATTAACAGCAGCAGAAATATTACAATTTAGAGATAATGCATTTGAAGAATATCATTCATATCCTCCATTTTTAGAAAAAATAAAAAATAAATTTGGACAAATAGCAGTCGATAATATAAATAAAATGCTAAAAATTAAATTAAAAAGAAAAATAGTAGAAAATGGAAAATCTTTTGAATAAAGAACAATTAATAGTATTTGAAACTGATATAGCAGATTGTTTTAATAATGCTATGATTAAAGCACCAGTCCATCTATATGATGGAAATGAGGATCAAATGATTGATATCTTTAAAAATGTTAAAGAAGAGGATTGGGTATTTTGTACTTGGCGATCTCATTATCAATGTTTACTTAAAGGAGTACCTCAAGAACAAGTTAAACAAGATATTTTAGATGGAAAATCAATCACTTTATGTTACCCAGAATATAACATTTATTCATCTGCTATTGTAACAGGTAATATACCTATTGCTACAGGAACTGCTTTAGATATTAAACGTAAAGGTGGAACTAATCATGTTTGGTGTTTTGTAGGTGATATGACATCTGAAACAGGAACATTTTTTGAAAACTGGAAATACGCTATTAATCATGATTTACCTATTACTTTTATAATTGAAAATAATGGAAAATCAGTTTGTACTGAAACAAATAAAGTATGGAACACAGATGAATTATTCTTTTCTAAAGAAACTAGAAAAATAATTTATTATGAATATCAAACAAAATATCCACATGCTGGAGCAGGTAAACGAATTCAATTTTAAAATATGAAATATTTCGATGAATTAAAACGATCAATGGATTGGTTAAATGAAAAGCCAGATACATTATTTTTAGGTCAAGCAGTTGAATATGCGGGGACAGCAATTACTAACACTTTAAAAGATGTTAATAAAGATAAATTACTTGAAATGCCAGTTAATGAAGATATGCAAATGGGTATGAGTATAGGAATGGCTCTAAACGGCACAGTACCTATTTCAATTTATCCAAGATGGAATTTTTTACTACTAGCAGCTAATCAATTAGTTAATCATTTAGATAAAATTAAAATTATGTCTGATGGAGGTTATACTCCAAAAGTAATTATTAGAACATCTATTGGTTCTCAAAGACCTTTACATCCACAACATCAACATATAGCTGATTTCACACCTGGCTTTAAAGCAATGTGTGATTATGTTGATTTTATTAGATTAGATGAACCACATCAAATATTTGAAGCATTTAAATATGCTTATGAAAGAACAGATAACCGTCCAACTGTGTTAGTTGAATGGGGAGATTATTACGGAGAAAAATAAACATATGAGTAACTTTTATTTACCTTTAATGAGTGATAACATTGATAAAGAAGATGTTAAAGCACTAGTTGACTTTTTAAGTCAAGATCAAATACCTAAATTAACTAATGGCCCTAAAGTAATTGAATTTGAAAACGCTTGGGGAGAATGGTTAGGTACAAAATATAATTTAATGGTTAACTCAGGAGCATCAGCTAATGAATTAACTATGTTAGCCTTAAACTATATCCATGGAGAAGGCGAGATTATAGTACCTCCATTAACTTGGATATCAGATATATCATCAGTCATATTTAGTGGTTTTAAACCAGTATTTTGCGATATTAATTTAAAGAATTTATCGTTTGATATTGAAAAATTAAAACAAATAATAACACCTAAAACAAAAGCTATATTTTTGACTCACGTATTAGGAGTTAATGGTCTAACAGATGAATTAATTCAATTATGTGATGAAGAAGGAATTTTATTAATTGAAGATGTTTGTGAATCACATGGCACAACATTTAAAGGACAAAAAGTAGGTTCATTTGGGTTTGCCTCTAATTTTAGCTTTTATTTTGCTCATCATATGTCTACTATTGAAGGTGGAATGATTTGTACTAATAATGAGTACTTTTATCAAGTATGTAGAGCTTTACGTTCACATGGCATGATGAGAGAAATGACAGACAATAATCTAAAACAACAAATTATTGATGACAATCCAGATTTAAATAAAGATTTTATTTTTATAGCACCCGCTCATAATTTTAGAAGTACTGAGTTAAATGCTGTGATTGGTTTATCTCAAGTTAAAAAATTAGATTCAAATAATATTAATAGAGTAGATAACTTTAAATACTTTATGGAATGTTTAGATTCTAATAAGTATATAACTGATATTGAAATGGAAGGTCAATGTAATTATGCTTTTATAATTATATTAAAAGAAGGTTCATTTAAATTAAGAGATAAAGTAGAAACTACTTTAAGAGAAA